AGCAATGCGCCGGGCGGCGATTATCAGGCCGGGCAGATCATTGCACACATCGACACAGGGGATCACACCAAACTGTCATGATTTCAATGACTCGACCAACAGGAATGACTTTGCAGCAATGGGCTGATCGGGTCGTGCTCGATCTCGATGCATACGGTCCGCTGCAGAAACTGAAAGACACCAACTGGCAGGGATGGGCTGTGCAGCTGCCAGCCATTATCAGTTTGGGATACATAGCAATTCCAAATCCATACCAGTTCACCGACTGGAAACTGTGGGCAGAATACGTATGCGGGGAGCTCGCGTGATGTACGACGATATTAACTTGCCAGAATCAGTGATGCGGCCCGGCCACAACCGGGTTGCGCTGACGATCCATGCGTTTGATCCAGATAAGGGTCAGCTGGACAACTACCTGCGCTACAAGAATGGCGGGATGCACAGCGCGGCCGAGAAGGTGCGCAAGGCTGGACGCCGCGACGACACGATTCTCCTGCATGTGAACGAGGAAGAATTCAAACAGCTCCGCGATCAGTGGGGCGATCCGATCATCAACCCTGACACTGGTCTGCCTGAGTACGGCTTCCTGAAGAGCCTGAAGAAAATTCTGAAGGTGGTTGCGCCGATTGCGCTCGGCTTTATGGTGCCGGGGATTGGTGCAGCCATTGCAAAAGCCGGCTTCATGGGCATGTCTCAAGCAACCGCCACTGCGCTAACCGGAGCGGCCCTTGGTGGCGCTACTGGCGGCAAGAAAGGCGCTCTCACAGGGCTTATTGGTGGGTTTGCATCAGTCCCCGGTGGGGCTAAGTATGTGGGGTCAAAAATCCCGATGCTGGGCAACGCAAGTGCGGCCACTCAGACCATGGCCGGCAGGGCCGCTTTGGGTGCTGCCAGCGGTTATGCTACCGGCCAAGACCCGCTCAAGACGGCGCTCGGATCTGCAATGATCGGCAGCTTCGCCGACAAGGCCGCTAACTCAAACTTCGTGCAAAACCGCTTGGCCAACTCGCCGCTTCTGCAGCAGGGCGCTCTGGGCGCATTGCGTGGCGCTGATGTGGCAGGGATGACTGCCGGAGATCCGATCAAGGGCGCAGGCGTTGGAGCATTGATGGGTGCCGGTCAGGCAGCCCTTGAGAAATTCAAGAACCCCGCAGAAGCCTCTACTGGTTCGCCTACGCCACAACAGGCCAGCGGTGAGCCAGAGACAAACATCTGGACAGGGGAGCAGGTGCCAAGCGCTACAGGCCCGGTTACATCGAACCTGACTGGCTCGTCGGGCATGGCCGCCGCCTCAACCTCGCTGCTGTCTCAGGTCGCGCAGTATCAAACCAAGGCCGAGGCGGTAGCAGCTGCAGCCCAGACCTTTGGTGCCAACCCTGACACCCGGCCGGTGTACGACGCCCTGACCAATTTCACGATGTGCGACACCGCACAGAATTTCGGTGCCTGTCTCGCGCAGAACTGGGATAAGTTCAATGCATCGGTTGCACAGCATGCCCCAAGGCTCGGAGCGCCTTCAGCAGCGCCCACAGCCACAACGCTGGCCGGTATCCCTACGCCACAAGCAGCCCCTCCGCTGAAGATGGCTACAGGCGGTCTGGCAGCGTTACAGCACCTTGCGGTTGGTGGGCCGGGCGACGGACAGGACGATGAAGTGCCTGCAGTGCTGGAAGATGGCGACTTCATCATCACGGCGGACGTTGTAAGCGCTCTGGGGTCTGGATCCACCGAGGGCGGCTTCAGGGCTCTCACTCAGATGGTTCACGATTTGACGGGCGGTGAGATTCAGCCTGAGACCGGCGGCGAGGTCAACGCGCTGCTTTCCAATGGTGAGTTTAGGATTCCCCGGGCGGCTGTTCAGGCAATCGGCGCCGGGTCGATCAATACTGGAGCGAAGAAGCTCCGACAGCTGATGGAAGGCGCTCGCAAGTCATATCGATCTGCAAGTCACGACAAGATTCCGCCCAAGGCTAAATCGCCTTTGGCCTACATGAGGACAGCATAATGGACGGTCTTTTTGAAGGCAACGTGATGAACGCGCCAAGCTCGTCCACCACAACAGCCAACCAAACTCCCCAGTGGTATCAGGATCTGTCTTACGATCAGATGATGAAGGCCAGAACGGTCGCTAGTCGGCCGTATGAGCCATACGCTTTGCCTACAGTGGCTGAAGCTACCCCGGATCAGCAGGCCGCGTATCAAGGCGTCAGGCAGAATGTTGGCGCATGGCAGCCGTCTTATAATGTGGCGATGAAAGGATTCCAGTCGCTGGGCGGCGCCGACCCGGGAGTACAGAGCGGCATAGGCTATATGCAAGCCGCCGCCGGGTACAATCCGATGCTCAGTCAGCAGCCGTATCTCAACTCGGCAGTGGGTCGAATTAACGAAGGCCAGCAAGGTGCCGCAGCGTCTTTGGCCGAAGATCAAATTCAATATTTACGACCCGATCTTGTTAACGCCGGACTGGATAAGGGGCAAAAAACCTATAGCACAGCAGGTGCTCTTGACTCTGTCGGCGCATCGCAGCCCTATTTTGGGCAGGCGGCAGGCGCGACACAGAAGGCTATCAGCGAGCGCGCTCTTGCGGCCGCACAGCCGTATCTGCAGTCGGCCGGGGGCAATGCGGCCGGCGGCACAGATCAGTACATGAATCAGTACAACTCTGCAGTGACAGATCAGATTGCAAGGCTGGGCGCGAGGAACCTCAGAGAAAACCTGTTGCCGGCGCTGGGCGACCAGTTTGTCGCGGCCGGTCAGTTCGGAGGCAGCAGGATGGGTGAGTTCGGTCAACGGGCGTTGCGCGACACGCAAGAGTCGGTACTTGCTCAACAGGCTCAAGCACTGCAGCAGGGTTACGGGCAAGCTCTTGCCGCGTCACAAGCCGATCTTGCGCGGCAGGCGACGCTTGCTGGCACGGCCGGAAGTATCGCTGGTGCAGACCTGTCCCGCACGCTTCAGGGCGCTGGGCAGTACAGCTCAATGGGGCAAGCAGCAGGGCAGCTCACTCAGGGGCAGCAGCAGAATCTCACCGCGATTGGTCAAGCTCAGACTGCGGCCGGCGCCGGCCAGCAACAGGCCGGCCTATCGGCGCTTGGGCAAGTGCAACAGGCAGAGCAGGCAGATCTGGCCAGAAAGCTACAAGCCGCAAGCCAGTTGGCGTCTATCGGAGGGCAGCAAGCAAGCGCCACCGGACAGTACAGCGGCCAGTTGATGAATATAGGGTCTGGCATAGCAAGTGCCAGCAGCGGCGACGCATCTCGCCAGCAGTCAGCGCTGCAAGCGCTTGCAAATGCTGGGCAGACTCAGCAGGGTCTGATTGCTAGCGATTCAGCAGCGCTTGAGGCCATTGGTCAAAGCCAGCAGGAGCTGCAGCAGAGACAGCTGGATGCCGCATACAGGGACTATGTGGCGCAGCAACAGTATCCGCAAACGCAGTTGGACTGGTATCAGGCTCAGCTACGAAACACCGGCCAATACCTGCCGAACACAACAACGCAGAACGCGACCACGCCAATTGCGACTCCGTCACCGTTGTCGCAAATTGCTGGGCTGTATAGCATTGGTCGAGGCATCACCACCCCGTAACTGGAGAAGAAGATGGACGATTTTGACAACACGGGCTACGACAGTGACACCAACACGGGCTACGACAGCGGCACCAACACCGCGAATAATGCGGTGATTATTGCTGGTGGCGCCGCTGCTCCGGCTGGTGGCGCCGCTGCTCCGCAGGCCAATATACCCACCTACGGGTATGAGCTGTCACAGCTGATGAAACGCTATGGGGCGGCGGCGCCAACACCGCCTCGCACCACCGACCAACAACTGCTGGATAGATACTTCGCGCCGATACAGTCGGCGAAGATGTACGACAATCCGAAAGGCAATTCGCTGTACAACGCATACCTTGATATTGCTCAGGGTAGGATGGCCGCGCCTGCCAATCCAATGAACAAGTGGTTCCCCGGCCAGCTGGTGTGTGAGGCCGGTTACCGATATGACCCTGTGACGGCTACATGCGTAAAAGTGCCAACCAACAGCCCAAACATTGGCGGCAACCAAGTGCCAACCAACAGCCCAAACATTGGCGGCAACCAAGTGTCAACCGACAGCTCAAACATTGGCGGCAACCAGTGTCCGCCCGGTTTCAATTTCGACCCTTCAACACGCAGTTGTGTGCCCACTGCCGTGACCAATCTTCCAGACCTAGAGATTCCCCTGCCCAAAAAAGGACCGAGGATGACTGATGAGCAGATACGATCAATGGCCGGCACAGTAACTGGCAACGCTCAGTTGTTTGATCTCTACAAGCAGGACAAGCTGTGGATGGCGGAGGCTGAAAGAGCGCTTGGAGCCGCTCCTGTGCAAAATTGGATGCAGACCAATACGTTCGGCGGAGACACTGTCAACGACCGCAACATTCAAGCGCTCGCAGCCAGCAGCGGCGGTCCTGATGCTTTGCGCAGCCTTGTCAACAGCGGTGGTGCGAACGTGGGCGATATAAGGCGTGCGCTTGGTGATGACGCTGTCAAATCGTGGGCCGAGCGTTACGACCCCGCTCTGTATCAGAAATACTTTGGCAAGGCTCGCGGCGGAACATTTCATGCGCCCGGCGTGCCCAAGTATGCAGAGGGCGATTTGTACAGAGCTCCGCCACAAAGCATGATCGATTTCGCACAACAGAATTCGTCGCCCAGTCTTGATGGTTTGGCAAGACGATACGCTGGTGCTCCTGTCGCACCGGCACCCGTGGATCCAGTTGCAGCAGCACGCGAACGGTACGAGGCAGCATCTCAGCGCCTACGCGCAGCTGCTATGGCAGGCATGCAGGAAGCACCGAAAGGCCCAAGCGAGTCTGAAAAGTATTTTCGTCTTGCGTCAGCATTTTTGGACCCCGGCAAGACCGGCAGTTTCGGTGAAGCGGCTGGTCGCGCAGCGGCTGCGATGGGCGATTACAATCGTGAAAAGCGCGCTGCTGAAAACGACTCTCTTGCAGAGCGCAGAACCTTTGCGTCGCAGCTGGCTGAACTGGATCTGGGCGCAGCCAGCACCAATCTGGAAACAGAAATGACAATGCAGGCGCGCCGAGATGCTGCGGAAGAAAAAAGAAACGCCGTCACGGGAGCCGCAGCAGATCAAGCAAAAGCCGAGGGGCTCATTGAAGGAACGCCAGCGTTCATTGCTCGCGTCAAAGAGATATATGAGCAGGACATGAAATACAAACTAGCAACACAGACTAGGCTTGAGAAAGCGGCATCTGCCACACTGAACGACGACGCGCTCAATCTCGCAGTTGACCAGTATCTTGCCGGCGACACATCAGCAGCGACAGGCTATTCTCGCAGTCCTCTGATGAAGATGCAGTTCTCAAACCGTCTTGCTGAAAGGGCCACAGAGCGAGGCATGACGGGTGGCGACATCGCCGCTGCCACTGCTGAATATCAAGGCACAAGGGCTGGACAGAGAACGCTCGGGACTCGCACTGCGAACGTAGAGATGGCGGTGCAGGAAGCCATGAACATGATGCCGATGGCGCTGGAAGCGTCCGAGAGGGTTGACCGCACCCAGTACCCAACACTCAACGCTGCGCTACAGGCAGCTCTGACAGGCACTGGTGATGAGAACGTTGTAAGGCTTGGCATTGCAACCAACTCGCTGATCAACATCTACGCTCGCGCCATATCGCCCACAGGCGCTCCAACAGTGTCTGATAAGGACCACGCCAGAGAGCTGTTGTCGGCAGCGTGGAACAAGGGCCAGTACGCTGCAGGCATCGACCAGTTACGTCTGGAGATGGAAGCGGCGCAGAGATCGCCCGGTCAGGTCAGGGATGAAATGCGTGAAACGACCGCCGGTTCAACGCCGCGTGGTGCGCCGAATGTTGGCGATATCGTGCAGGGCCACAAGTTCATGGGTGGTGATGCGACAAATCCAGCAAACTGGGAGAAGCAGTAATGGCTGACGAGCCGTGGAAGCTGTATCAGGAGGAGAGCAAGTCGGCTGATGCTCCGTGGTTGCTCTATGCTGCAGATCAGCCAGAGGATCAGCCAGAGGATCAGCAGATTACGCCTGTTGAGGTAAAAGCATCGCCCACTGCCGCGCCTATGCGCTGGAATGATCTCCTTGCCGAAGGGCTCGGCTCGGTCATGGATCCTCTGCTGAGGATGGGTACGTCGATGATATCGAAGCCGGTTTCGGATGTGGCCGGTCTTGCTGCGATCCCGCTGCACGCGGCCGGGCTCATCAGCAGCATGAGCCCAATCGAAATCAAGCGCGCTGTGCAGGACGCAATGACGTTCTCCCCGCGTACCAGACTGGGCGCGTTGGAATCGAATCCGCTCAACTACATCCCAAATGCGATTGGCACCGCAGCATCAAAAGGTCTCGACTACATCGGGCTGTCGCAGGCAAAAGACCCTCTGTCGGTTCTCGGCATGCTGCAGAACGCAGGCAGAGAGGCCCTGCCGCAGGCATTGTCTATTGCTGGCGTCAGGTATGGCCCGGCTGCTGCGGCAAGCATGGAGAGCGGCATACAGTCTGGTGCGCGCAACCTGATGACCTCCGCACTCAAGCCGGTGATCAAAGCGCACAGGGATGGATCGGCAAGCACGGCTGTTACGAACATGCTCGACCGAGGGATCAATGTCAGCCCGGGCGGCGTCCAGACGGTCAGAGACATGCTCGACACGCTTGATGACAACATCCTGCGCAGATTGGACAACTCAACTGCAAGGGTGGATCTTGGTGATGCTATTCGCCATGTCCCCGGAGTAATGGATGACTTTTACTGGACAGGAAAGCGCCCAGAGAACATGGCGGCAATACGTGCTGCGAGAAACGAAATCACCTCGCTCCCTGAGTTCGGCTACAACAGATCAACCGGCGTCATCGACATCCCTGTGCAGCAGGCGCAATTGCTGAAGCAGGGCATCTACCGCGATCTCCGCAAAAAATACGGCACGCTCGGTGCTGCCGATGTAGAGGCGCAGAAAGCTATAGCCAGAGGTCTGCGAGAGAGCGTGGCCAGAGTCGAGCCAACCATTGGAAATCTTGTCAGCGAGCAGGCGCAGCTCATACCAACACTGCAGGTGCTACAGCGCAGGGTGGACATGACGGGCAACCACAATCCAATCGGGCTCGCTGCATCAATAGCGTCGGCGGTCAATAATCCGCGCGCAGCTATCGGTCTGTACGCGAACTCCAGCTCGCTCATCAAGTCTCTGCTGGCGAGAGGGATGAACGCTTCGGCAGGCAATGTGTCGAGAGGTATCGCCTACCCCCCCGCAGCAGCACTTTCCACTCTCGGATTTCTGCAGCAAAACGCAGAAGATCTGACCGGCCGCAGCCCTCTCAAGCGGGAGCCGAAAGAGTAGTCAGCAATACGCAAAGGCCGTCCATCGTGGCGATGTCTGATATCTGGATTCGGCGAGAGTCGGCAGTCTGGATCAGGCCATCGGCCATCTGGCCTCGCGTCACATCACACGCTTTGCCGCTGGTCCAGAAGTGGTTCTTGTGCATCCAGCCGAGCAGCCACACATGGCCACTGATGTCTGTGCGGCAGAACACGTACAGGTCGACATCGTAGGTGGCCTGCGCGGCCAGCACATGGCAGGTGTAGTTTGGTCGAGGGGGTGACGTACACCCCTTCGACTTCACATCGATCTTCAGCCCGTTGACGACAAAATCGTACGCACCCTTGTTGTCTGCCACATACTCAAAAGCAATCCCCGCATCCTTCAGCCACCGACCGAAGGCCAGCTCACCCAGTGTTCCGGTGAGCTGGCCTGCCCCGTCTTCAAGAATGGTATTGCTGTTGAAGGCTTGCTTCGTCGACTTGCGCAAAGCGTAGGATGCCCACTCCGGCGTCACTTCATACTTCAGCATTTTAAGTAATGATAATGCGTGGCGCCCTGATTTGAACTTCGTACTCACAGACAAGGGCGTCGAATGCGAGCAGCTCGGTTTCCATGTTGTCGATGAAGGCGTCATCGCGCAGCGACCGTTGGCGGGTGTACTCCTTGCCGACAGACTTTAGTGCAGGGAAATACAGACAACTGTCCCACCACTCCGCACCGTACAGCCAGATGCATCCCTGCACCTGCGGCTTGATATCGCCGAAGTCGTTGTCGAGGATGATCGGGCGGGTCTTGTCTGGAGCGTAGAAGCACTTGTATTCGCCGCCGCCACTCTTGCCGACCAGCGCATCAGCAGACGCACCGAAGCGGCCATCCTTCGTGCGGATGAATCCGGCCAGATCCACAACCTCATTGATGTCGATCTCATGCCGAATTCGACAAGCCTCTTCCAGCTCCTTCCCACGACGCATGGCATAGGTTTCAAACTGTTCAACCAGCGGCTCACCTGCGACCCGCTCGCAAGCAAGCCGGAAAGCGTAGTTCAGTGCAGCATCTGACCACTCGCCGATCTTCTCGCCACGCAGCGCCTTGGCCACCGTCGTCGATTTCGGCGGAGCCTTGTACCCAGCGATCAGCATCGCTGCTTTTTCGTCGTTGCCTGCGTGGATCGCATCGACGTACATCTGCTGCTTCTCATCCAGCAGTCCGACCTTTGCGAGCACTACACCGAACATGCTGGCAGAGCACACGCCAGCCCTTGCTGCAAACCACTCTGCAGTGCCTTGCTCGCATTCGATTATTTCAATGTCATCTCTGTCTGCAATGTTATTGTGCATTTGACACCTCCGGTGCTGCTTTGTCTTTTGTGTTAGCAATCGCATTGACGGCTACTTGCAGCCGGTCAACGGTGAGATCGGCCAGCGACTCAACACGCAGACGCTTGCAGATTGCGGATACAGATACGCCTTTCAGCTCGGCAGCGGCGATCAGGTCGGCAACCTGTTTCACGGACACGGTCTCCTTCTCAGGCTTTTTGGCGGCGTGGCTCTGGCCGTCGTTGTCTAGCCGAGAGATCGCAAGGTCAAAGATGGACAGCTCCATGTAGCGGCGTGCATAGGTAGTGCTAGAGCCTTTGCCTTGAATGGGCGTCTTGTTGGCGTTGCCGTCTTTGCCGGAGATGTCTAGCGGCCAGTTGTCCTCAAACAGCTTGCTGTGACCCCCAGAGTGCAGCACTTCCAGCGTCATCGTGATGTGGCCCGGGATATCGCACGGCTTCGACCCGCCAACAATAGAAAAGCCGTGCTTGGTCCACACCGGCTTGCACGCAGTGTGAATGGCGTCGATGTCGGCGTACATGGATCCGGAGTGCTTGTTCTTCTTCGCAGCAACAACAGACTGCAGCTCGCTCTGCACCTTTGCCATATCGGTGTTGAACGCACGCACGGCAGCGTCATGCTCCATCTTCTGGTGCATTGCAAATGCTCGCTCGACGCGGTCCATGTCAATGTCGGGCATAAGAGACATCCGTTCGATGACGGTCATTAGTTGTGCGGCAGGGGTTGCGGGAAGCGCTTGCTCAATAGGTACGTTTTGTATTGCGAGATTGCTTGAAGACATAAATCACCTCAGTTGTTTCGGGCATTCAGAATTTCACACTCGCAACAGCTTGTCAACACTCTTGCAATACAAATAATTTCGTGATGTGATTCGCGTCGCTGGGCGCATCGGAGGTAAACAGTGATTGAAACAAGAGCGGAAACAAGAACAGCATTGCAGGAAATTTACAGCCTCACGCAGTGGAGTATGCGCGAGATTGCACGCAAGGCGGAGATTGATGTGGCAACAGTGTCGAGGCTTCAAGCATCGGCGACCGGCCATCTTCCGTACCCAAAAACACGCAAGAACATTTCAAAACTGTTGACGCGAGTCAGGAGCAAATATGGCAACAAAGATTCCAAAAAAGCGCGGGATGGCGATGGCTAAAATCCGTGCGGCAGAAGATGCGCGCACCGGCAAAAGCATCGACAATGTGCCGTACAAAGACAGGCGTTGGCGCAAGTGCTATCGTGAAGCGTTTATGAGAGTCAGCCAGCTGACATTCAATTTTTAACAACAAGGCAGGACAACAACATGGGCAGAAAGACATTACGACCGAGGCAGTCGCTTGCGATAGATAAGCTGCGCGAGGCTCTCAGATCAGGGATCAAGCGGGTGGTGCTCAAAGCTCCCACCGGATTCGGCAAGACTGTTGTGGCAGCTGAGATCATCCATGCAGCTATCGCAAAGGGTAAGCGGGTCCACTTCGTTGTCGATGCGATCACGCTTGTTGACCAGACTGCGCGCTCATTTTACGAGCAGGGCATTACTGACATCGGCGTGATACAAGCCGACCATGAGATGACCAATCCGAACGCAATGGTGCAGGTGTGTTCGCAGGCTACGCTTAATCGGCGTCGACATCTGCCTCACGCAGATCTTGTGCTTGTCGATGAAGTGCATATTTTCTATGACTTCTACGCCAAGTGGATGGAAAAGTGGGACCAGATCCCATTCATCGGCCTGAGCGCAACGCCGTATACCAAAGGCCTCGGCAAACACTTCCAGCAACTGATCTCCACCGCTACTACGCAAGAGCTGATCGACGAAGGCTCGCTAAGTGATTTCAAAGTGTGGGCACCATCGACTCCAGATCTTTCCAAAGTGAAGATCGTTGCGGGTGACTACTCAGAAGACCAGCTTGCAGCAGTGATGAATCAGGCCGACCTTGTCGGAGACATCGTGCAGAAGTGGAAGCAGCTTGCAGAGAACCGTCCGACGTTTTGCTACGCCGTAGACCGAGCGCACGCCAGAGCCATCCAGCGCAAGTTCCAAGACTCCGGTATCGAGTTCGAATACATCGATGCGTACACGACACGCGAACAGCGCGATGAGATCAAGCAGCAGTTTCACGACGGCCGTGTAGTTGGCGTAGTGAGCGTTGGCTGTTTGGTCAAGGGCGTGGACTGGGACGTTCGCTGCATCATCCTTGCGCGCCCTACGAAGAGCGATTCGCTATATCAGCAGATAATTGGCAGGGGTCTGCGTACTGCTGACGGGAAGGACTTTTGTTTAATCATCGATCACACCGGCACCACTCTGCGGCTTGGATTTGTCACTGATGTCGATGACAGACACACGGTGCTGGACATGGGCAAGAAGCAGAAAAATACATTACAAGAAAAAGTCGAGCCGTTGCCGAAAGAGTGTCCGCAGTGCAAGTTCGTCAAGCCTGTGAAGGTCTGGGAGTGTCCGAACTGCGGATACAAGCCGGAGCGCCAGCACGCCGTGGTAGAGGCTCAGGGCCAGCTTGAAGAGCTGACTCGCACACAGAAGAAAAACAACAAGAACACATCGGCGACAGAGAAAGCGTTTTTTTACGGCGAGGCGATTGCGTATGGTCGTGAGCGGGGCAGGAAGGATGGCTGGGCGGCGAACCTTTACAGAAGCAAGTACGGTGTGTGGCCTAACAAAATCACTCCATTCATGAGAGCCCCGACACCGGAAACGCTCAACTACATCAAGGCAATGAATATCCGCTACGCAAAAGGGAGAAGCGCCAATGTTTGACGACTTTAGAGCGGCAACCACCGGGCGCTGGTACGGCATCCTTTCATCTTACGGCATCGACCAGAGCTTCCTGCGCAATGCGCACGGCCCATGTCCATTGTGTGGCGGCACAGACAGGTATCGTTTTGACGACAAAGATGGGCGCGGCACGTACTTCTGCTCCGGGTGTGGCTCCGGTGACGGACTCGATCTGTTGTCGAAGTACACCGGCAAACCATTGAAAGATTTGATCGCAGAGATCGCCCCACGCGCCGAGCAGTTCAACGTGAAGCCAAAAAAGCCGGCACAGAACGGCGACGGCAGGATCCGGCGCATCATCGCTGAGAGTGTGCCAATCAGTAATTTCCACGGCGGCATCGTCAGGAAGTATCTGGCGTCGCGGGGCGTGAAAGCGTCGCCATTCTTGCGCGAGCATCCCGGGCTGAAATATTACGACGCGGATGGGAAGGTGGTCGGGACGTTCCCTGCGATGGTGGCGCTGGTTGAAAACATGACTGCTGTGGCCACGCTGCACATCACGTACTTGACGGCAGAAGGAACCAAGGCACCTGTGCCGTCTGTGAAGAAGATCCTGACTCCTCGCTGCAGCACAGACGGGGCGTTCATTCGTCTGACCAAAGACTACGACGCCGTTGGAATTGCGGAAGGCATTGAAACCGCACTGGCAGTCATGAAGATGTACAACATCCCGTGCTGGGCATCAGGCACTGCCGGCATGCTGGAAAAGTTCTGCCCACCACCAGCAGTACAGGGCGTGATCATCTACGGCGACCATGACGCCAGCTTCACCGGGCAGAAAGCAGCGTACACTCTGGCGCAGAATCTGGTCAAAAAAGGCATTACGGTTACAGTCAAAATACCAGACAAGGTCGGCGACTTTGCTGATGCATGGCATCTTGGG